GGCCGCGGTGCTGGCGCAGCAGCCACTGGTGGGCATGTCGTGGGAGGCGGCGTACGCGGCGGCGCTGTCCCGGCCGTTCCAGGGCCGGCTGCTGTCGGGCTGGGCCGAGAACGTCGAGGCCAGCCGTATGACGGCCATTCGCAACGCGGTCCGGCAGGGGTACATGGACGGGCTGACGACCGACCAGATCGTCCGGTCGATCCGCGGCACGCGCGCGCGCCAGTACGCCGACGGCGTGCTCGAGCGCAGCCGGCGCGAGGTGCAGACGATCGTGCGCACCGCGCTGGCCCACACCGCGCAGACGGCTCGCACGCAGCTGTACCTGGCCAACGCCGACCTGATCAAGGCGCGGCGCTGGGATGCAACGCTCGACACCCGCACATCCGAGGGCTGCCGGATCCGCGACGGCAAGCTGTACACCAACGAGGAGCACCCGAGGCCCATCGGGCACAGTATTCCGTGGCTGCAGGGGCCTGGCCGGTTGCACTTCAACTGCCGCTCGGTCGACGTGCCGGTCACCAAGAGCTGGCGCGAGCTCGGCATCGACGCCGACGACCTGCCGGCCGGCGCTCGGGCGAGCATGGACGGAGCCGTGCCCGGCGACACGACCTTCGGGGAGTGGCTGGCCAGGCAGCCGCCCGATCGCCAGGACGAGGTGCTCGGGCCGGAGCGCGCCAAGCTGCTGCGGGCGGGCAAGGTCAAGTTCGCTGACCTCTACGACGACCGTGGGCGGCCTTTGACATTGGCCGAGCTGCTGGCGAAGCTTGGCGGATGAGCTTGCGCCTCGTCCCGCCGTCTCCGCCGCCTGCGTCAGAGCGCGTCCGCAAGCGCGTGCGTGCGACGGCCGACCGCAACCGCCCGCACTGCACCAGTTGCGGCGGCCATGAGTACATCGTCGCGCAGAACGGCCGTGCCCGGGCCAAGCTGTGCGTCGTCTGCCTGATGCAGGGCAGGCGGCGCGAGATGACCGTCTACCCCAAGGGTTGACATTCGGCCGCTGAGCGGCCACACTTTCCCACGATCCCAAACCCTGCCTGCGTTTCGCGCTGGCGGGGTTTTTCTTTTGCGCGCCCGCTGAGCGGGCGCATCCAGGGCAGAGCCCGCAACCCGTCCAGAGGACACCGACCGTGAGTGATATCGACCTTTCCGCACCTGAGGTGCAGGAGGCCATCAAGGCCGCCGTCGAGAAGGCCACCGCCCCGCTGATCGCCAAGCGCGACGAACTGCTGGGCGAGGTCAAGAAGCTGCGCAGGAACGCCGAGATCGACCCGGCCGACCTCGAAAAGGTCGAGGCCGAGCGTGACCAGCTCAAGCAGCAGCTGGCGGAGGCCCAGCGTTCGCTGGCCAAGGCCCAGAAGGACCTCGAAGCGACCGCCAAGGCGCGCGACGAGATCCACGGCCGGTTCACCAGCAGCCTCAAGGATTCGGCGCTGACCGAAGCCTTGACGAAGGCTGGCGTGACCAACCCCGTCCACCTGAAGGCCGCGAAGGCACTCCTCGGGTCGGCGGTCGAGGTGGTCGAGGAGAACGGGCAGCCCGTCATCAAGGCTGGCGACAAGGCCCTGGGCGACTTCATCACGGAATGGGCAGGCGGCGAGGAAGGCAAGTACTTCCGCGCCAACGGCGCCGACGGCGGCAACGCCAGCGCGCTCCCGCCCGGAGGCGGCAGCCTCAAGCGATCGAAAATGACCGCCGCCGAGAAGGCCGAGTTCATCAGCAAGCACGGCCAGGCGGAATACCTCAAGCTACCCAAGGAGTGATGCCGTCATGGCCACGACCGTCAACAGCGACCTGATCATCTACAACGATCTGGCGCAGACCGCCTACCTGGAGCGCATCCAGGACGTGCTCGACGTGTTCAACAACGCGAGCGCCGGCGCGATCCGGCTGATCAACGAGAACATCGAGGGCGATTTCCGCCAGCGTGCGTTCTACGAGATCGGCGGCTCGCTTTCCCATCGCAACGTCAATTCGACCGCTGGCGTCACCGCGTCGAAGATCGGCGCCGACGAGATGGTCGGCGTCAAGACTCCGTGGAAGTACGGCCCGTACGAGACCACGGAGGAGGCGTTCAAGCGCCGCGCCCGCTCGCCCGAGGAGTTCTCGCAGCTCGTCGGTCAGGACATGGCCGACGCCACGCTGGCCTACTACATCGAGGCGGCCTTCGCTGCGCTGCAGGCGGCCATCGGCGCGAATGCCAACATGGTCGCGTCGGCCTCGTGGGCGACCGACGGCAAGAAGGTCCTGACCAAGGGCCTGCGCAAGTTCGGCGACCGCTTCAATCGCGTGGCCCTGTTCGCCATGGACAGCGAGCAGTATTTCAACCTGGTCGATCAGTCCATCACGGACAAGATCTACGAGGAGGCCGGCGTCGTGGTGTACGGCGGCCAGCCGGGCACCCTGGGCAAGCCGGTCCTGGTCTCCGACCGCGTGCCGCAGGACACGATCTTCGGCCTGCAGGCCGGCGCGGTGACCATCACCGAGTCGCAGGTGCCGGGCATCCGCTCGTATCAGATCAACGACCAGGAGAACCTGGCCATTGGTTTCCGTGCCGAGGGCGCGTTCAACCTCGACCTGCTCGGCTACGGCTGGGCCAAGGACGCCACGCCGACCCCGGCGCCGGCGAACCCGAACCTGGCGCAGCTGGGCACCGGCAGCAACTGGCGCAAGTACGCGACCAGCGACAAGGCCACCGCGGGCGTCATCATCGACGTGTCGGGCGGCGGCGCCTCCTGACCGATGCGGGTCGGCGTCTACACCGGGGCCAACCATCCGGTTGGCCCCGCACTGATCGAGGGGTTCCTTTCGATTGGCGTGGGGGCGTCGGCCCGCAATTCGCAGTACCACCGCGGCGAGGTCGAGGGTTTCGACCTCGTCGTTGTCTACGGGGGCAGGGCTGGCGCACGGGTGCGTCAGTGCTACGAGGCGGCCGGGGTTCCGGTCGTTACCGTGGACTGGGGATACATGGCCCGCGTCAACACCCGCGAGGAGCGGGAGACGGGGCACTACCAGGTCGGGCTTGGCGGCCTCAACTCGCTGCCGCCGTTCGAATGCCCGCCTGATCGATTCAAGGCGCTCGGGGTCAAGGTCGCCGCGAAGGGCGGCAACCCCGAGGGCTACACGCTGCTGATCGGGCAGGTGCCCGGCGACGCAGCGCACGGCATGGACGAATTGGGTATTCGGCGATGGCTGGAGGCCATGGCCGCGAGGTACCCGAACGTTCGGTATCGCCCGCATCCGCTGGGGCGCATCGAACTGCCAGGCGTTCCCGAGCTGACCGGCACGCTGGCCGACGCGCTCGCGGGCGCGCGGCTCGTGGTCACGTGGAACAGCAACACGGGCAACGACGCGTTGCTGGCCGGCGTGCCGGTCGTGGCGCACGGCCCGAATGCAGTTTATGCCGACATGTGCGGCGAGACGGTGCCTTCCGTACAGGCGCGGCACGCTTACTTCCGCCGCCTGGCCTACGCGCAATGGACGCTCGCAGAGATGCGCGCCGGCGTGTGCCAGCGGTTCGTTCTGGATCACCTGTTGCCGGGCAAGGCGCCGGTGAAGGAGACGAAGGCATGATCTTCTGCGATGGCGCGATCGCCCGCTTCCTCTGCCGCATCGGCTCCCATTACTGGGCCAAGGTGTTTTGCGCGGCCGGTTCTCCTGCGGGGAGGCAGTGCCTTCGCTGTGGTACGCATCGCGAGGTCGAATGATGGCCCTCATCGTCGAGGACGGCACCGGTCTGCCGGATGCCGAGGCCTACATCTCCGTCGCGGACGCGGACGCCTACCACGCGGCGCGCGGCAATGCCGCCTGGGCGGCGCTGACCACCGAGGCGAAGGAGGCCGCGCTGCGGCTGGCGACGGACTACATGGAGGCCGAGTACGGCCCGCGCTGGCTCG